TTTGCTGGGGGTGAAACTGGTGATGGGCTGAGTTGCTACGATAGGAATTGTGCTCATGGTTACGCTCCCACGACGCACACAGCGCCGTTATCCTGATACAGGTTGCCGAGGCCGAAGAGCGAATCCATGCGATTGACCTGCACAGACCGCACCGGGTCCCACGCCTTGACCTTGCGGACAGACAGGCCAGTATCCGGGTCCTGCGCCGTTCCGCTTTCCTCGACCGCTTTCGGCACATACAGCTTCGCACCGACAATGGCAAAGGCTTGACGGGTAAGACGCAAGCCTACCGTTCCGCTTACGCCGCTTCCGAGGACATTTGTCAGGGCGGCCGCATTGGCAGGAAGGGAATCCACGTTCTGGTACTGCGACCCAGGTCCGTAGATTGGAGGAAGAATGTTGAGCACATCTCCCGCCGCTCCCCCACCCGTAGCCGTCAAAGGCGCGGTGATCGTGAAGACCTTGGGCGCAGCCTTACCGGGAATCCGGTAGGTCATGGGGTTGACGAGGTTGACGCTCGCGAAGGAGATTTTATCTCCCACGTTAAACGTGTCGCCCGCGGTTGCGGTAATCGCGATCTGAGTCCCGCTCTGATTGGCCCCATTCACCGTGACGGCCCCCCCCCAAGTTCCAGCGGTGGGGCGCCGGGGTGACTGCGACTCATAGAAAATCGCGCCACCCAACTGCCCCAACACGCCTTCTTTGAAGGCTTTGGTGATTTCATCCGCCGGGTTGAAAATCGTGGTGATGTTCGACCCGATAGCGGTCATCATGCTGGACGAAATGAGCTGGCAGGTCTTGCCCAACTCTCCAGCGGCATTCTCCTCCAGCCGCTGACGCGCCGTGTAATAGGTGGTCACGCTGATTGGATCGGTGCCGAGAGTGCCTACCGTCATGCTGGCATTCTGCGTAGCCCAGAGAGCGCAGGTGGAATCCACGCTCTGCGCCAGTGCAGCGGCCGCGGGCGCGAAATATTGCTCTTCCAACTCTTCTTCCGAGCGTTCGAGCTTGACAGCCTGCTCGTAATCGTCCCACTCGAAAGACACCTGCAACCACTGATTCAGGTTGATGGGGGTCTGCAAGCGGTTGATGCCCTGCGGGGCGTACCCCATGCCGTTGTTGACTTGGAAACGCTGAGGAAATTTGACGGTGATCTGCGATCCGGGCGCGAATTCCTTATCGAAATCCTTCTGCCAGGAACGGTTAAAATATTCTGCGACCACCAGCTTATTCAGCAGGAGGCGCAGAACCTTCATTGATACCCATGTGGTGTTGAGAAAACTGTTCGCCATTTAGGCTCCTCTACGGCGGGCGAGAGCCTTTCTGTCTTCCGCCTGTTTCCAGGATCGAAAGGCATTGACATCGCCGCGTTCCGCTGCTTGGAGAGCGCGTTGCGACTCATCCATCGAGCCGCCGCCCCGGTGGCCGATTTCAATCGGCGGTTCGGGGGCGCTTTCCGGTCCACGTTTGGCAGGAGGTTCAGTCTGAGCCGCGAATTTCCCATCGGGTTGACGGGCGGGCTTGCTCAATTCGGCTTGGATTCCAGCTTCCAAAGCCGCGATATACCGTATTTGTTTCCCCGGAGCCATCTTGAGAAAGCTGGCTAGACCTTCGGCATCGCTTCCCAGGGTGAAAATCAAGTCCGGCAAAACATCCGAATCATTGAGCATCGCCTTGACCGCGGTTGACACGGGTTGATCTCCATAAGAGGTCAGCCCAGTGGCCGCGTCGGCTTTGCTCTGAATTCGGTTTACGGTTGGGGCGAGAACCCCATCGAACTGATCGCCATATCTGGCGCGCGCATCATCGACCTTGGATTGCAGTTGAGCCGCCTGTTGGCGGGCCGCCTGCTCTCTTTGGTTTGCTACCCAACGCTGTTCCGCCTTCCAGTCGGCCAAATCCTCGATGTAGTCCTCATAAGTTCCGTACTTCAAGATTCCATCGTCGTTTTTGGTTTCGAGGGTAGGCTTGGGGCGTGTAGGCTGCTCAACTTGGGGCCGTGCGGGTGACGGTTCCGCTTGCGTCGGTTTTGGCCTGCGAACCTCATCAAGTTCGGTGCGAACCTGTTTTAGTTCATCAGTGAGCTGCTTGATGCGGTGTTCCGCGTCGGGCTTTCTGCGCGTCTCCTGCTGCTTGGCCGGTTCCGCTCCGGCGGGTTCGGTGGTCTGCTCTTTCGCAGCGTCAGCGGAGGCCGTTTCCGCAGGTTTCGGCTCGGATTTCTTTTCCGGCAGCTTGCCCGTAATGCGCCAGTCGGCATATTCCGGGGTTCCGCTGCGCGGGATTTCAAGGGAGGGCTGCTCGGCTGACGGGGCCGCTACTACCGTCTCGTTTTCCATGATTCGTCCTTATTGCCCTTCCGCCGGGCCAGCGTTCTGAACTTGTTGCGCCGCATCCTGTGCGCTCTGCACGCTCGTCAACTGCGCCTGATGATCGGCGTGCTGCGTAGCAATTTCAGCTTCCTGATGCGCTAACGAGTGCTGTGTCGCTGCGTCTGCCGCTCCCATCGCCTTCTCATGCAGGTGCTGGGTATGTTGCAAAGCCGCATCGTGGGCTGCTTGGTGCAGCATCTCGAATGTCTCGATCTCTCGGTTGGCAATGGACTCGTTCGCATCCTTCGAGGCGTTGATTTCAGCCACGGCAAGTTTGGTGTCTTCCTGCATTTTGGCAATCTGCATCTTGCCCTGCGTTTCAATCACCTTGCCTTGCTTTTCAAGCATCAGTTTCTGCAACTCAGCCTGCATCTGCTGGAACTGCTGCTGCATCTGCCCCATCTGCTGCTGCATCTGACCAACCTGTTGCGCCTGATTGCCCTTCTGCGGGCTGATGATGTCCGCCATCTGGTCGCCCAGCGGTCCAAGCTGCTTCAGGCGAATCACCAGCGCGAGAATCTGCGCGGCCTGTTGCGGAGCCAGAGGGAGCCCCTGAATGTTCGAGACCAGCGTGTTGGCGAAGTCGCTGCCCTCCGCGCGCTGCGACTCAAACGATGGCCCAGAACTCACTGTTACCTGATACCGCCCCTGATCATCGGCGATCGGGAAGTGATAATCATGGTCATCGATGGTGACAACCGAATCCGTATTGATCGAAACCAGCTTGTGGTTGCCGTCGCGCTCTCGAATCGGCCGTTGCGTTTCACCTACGTCAGTTGCCGAGAGCCAGTGATTGACGATGCGCCCTGTCAACGCGATGGCTCGCTCATAGTTGTCTATCAGATGGTACGAACCGATGGCCTGCTGTGATTCGATCTTCTCCATCGCCACGCCGGACTTCTGATTCTGTCGCTGGGCTGCGGAGGGCAGCGCCTGGAGCCCCATTGCCGACATAATAGCTCTGCGGCAGATGTCGGTCCCGATGGAGTATGCCTGAAAGTCCGGCGTGAGAGGCGTTCTCTGCGGGAGCGGAAGTAATTGCCCTGTTGCGCCATCGATAACAGGATCAGCTTGGAGAAACGGATGATAGACCTGATTCATGGTCTTCCACGCCTCTTCGTCGCTCTCGAACTGACCTTTGTAGCCAACAAATGATGCTTTGGGGATCTGCCCGCAGTTCTCCAGCATCGAGCTCATCACATAGGCCAGAGACTTTTGCGGATCCCGCGCCAGCGAAACCAGCGATAAAAGCTGTCTTTCACTTCCCGAACCGTTATCGACCCAGATTTCCTTGCCAAACACGGGAACGATGGGGATATATGGCCCCGGCTGAACCGCTCCCTCCTTCAGAATCTCCAGCCCGTTGGTCACATACTGGCGGATGGTCCTCTGGTAGACCTTCCGTTTTGTGTTAGTGCCCTCTTTCAACGTCTGCTTCACTTCCCAGTAGGAAGCAATCAGGATCGTTTTGCCGTCGTACCAGTAATTCGCGTCTTCGCCAAAATCCGAAGCGGCAAAACTCTGAATCTTCGCATTCGGGTACTCGTCCTCGAAATCCTCAACCGGCATTCGTTCCAGTTCGAAGCCCCATTTAATGTCTGAGCCGTCCAGTTCCTTGTAATCGGGGTCAATGATGACGGAATCAGGGTTCATCACCGGCAGAATGACGATTTCCTGCTCATCGCTGGTGTCCGAAACATAGACTCTGGAGACTTTCCAGAAGCCCAGATTCCTTTCAACCGCGCTTTGCAGACCGCTGATGTATACCTGCTGGGCATTGCAGGCATATTCAATTGCCCGGATGCGGTTTTCGCGATATTCCGCCAGTTCTTCCGTCGCCTGGTCGCCGGCGGGATCGATTTTGATGCCACGCTCGTTCTGCCTCGCCGTGTTGACCACCTGATTCACATACTGAGTCAGTTCGTCCGGGCAAACTGTGGGTCTGCCTTTGCGGGCAATCTTGTCTTCCTCGTCCCAAGGGTCGCCTGAGACATAGCGCATGTTCTTCTGGCCCTCTTCACGGTTCTTGCGCCACTTGTCCACGCCATAGCGATAACGCTGTTTAATGCGCTTGAGGAGCTTTTCGTTGGCGTCGTTCTGGGTTTCAGGCATTCGGCCTCAAAGATGTCGGGCATTTCGGGCAAATCTCGCGCGCTGGCTGCGCGATGTGGTCATATACCCAACCCGCTCTCCGGGCTTTCAGGATCACATCAACTGGCGTCTCATTGCCCCCCGCTACAAACGACTGCTGGTGAGTGCATTTCGCACAGGTGAGTATCAATGTCTTCTTCGCCAGTTCCGCCGCAAGAGCTTGCTCGGCTGCTTTTTCGATAGAACTCACGTCATGCGCAGGCCGAAACTCGAGCAACTCGCCATTCGGCCCCAGGACGGGAAGCTGAAGCCTTTCCGCCATCCTTCCCGCCGAAGCTACATAGACATCCAGCGGCTTGGCCGTGAATCTCAAATGGGGTAAGCAGGAGTCGTATAGCATCTGACGCTCCTCAGGATCGCAGGAGGTTAGCAGCGTCTCAAAGTGTCGATGGTCCCGCACAGTTGACGCCAAAGCGGCAATGGCCGCACCAATATCACTCGGCAGGCCGAACCGCTTGAGAGCTTTGGCGACGAATCCAGCCTCTTTCGCGGTGTTCGCCAGATCAATTACGGCCACTTTTTTGCACCCCGCTCCGGTTAGCGTCCGCGCCCAGTCGGGGCGAGCTATAAACCGCGTGATTGCTCAAGGCTCCTTCGTGTCCCGAAGGCTGCAAGCGCGGCATCTTCAGCAACAGGGCTTGAATCTTCGGAGCGGTCCAGGCCATTACTTCTCGTCCCCGTCTTTGGGCTCAGGGATTTCCAGATGATTGGCAACATGGGCCAGCATTTCGTGCCCCTGCTCAGGGCCAAAGACATGGTGCTCCGGCTCGACATAAGTGCTTCCCAGGCCGCTCTTGCTGCTGTGCGTAGGAGACTCTTTGAAATGGTGCGTCACGGTATGCCCGCCATTTTCGGCAGGCTCAATCTCAATGCGCCTGATCTTGTGGTGCTTTTCAGCCATTCTTTTTCAACTCCTTTGAACCTTTTTTGACATGGCCCATCGCCGGGTTCTGGTGCAGTTCGCCAATCATCTTGGTTCGCTGCGTTGAACTGAGAGGCGAGATTTTCTTGTCGAGCAGATACTTCACTTGCTGTCTAGTCCAGGGCATTACTTGCCTACCGCCTTACTCGCCTTGGCTCGAATGCTCGAAGCCGCGGCGGGCGTGACTTTGTTCTGCGCTGCGCGATTTCTAGCGTCCGCATCTTGAAACGCCTGCCAGTTGATCGGAGGCGATTGCGGCGCAGGAACTGCGGCTGGTGCTGATTGCGTATGCCGGTCCCAGGCATCGCGGATGCCTTTGGCGAACGTGTCGCCGTTGAAGATGCCGCGAATGGTATCGATGAGCCCTTGGGCTGGATGTTGATCGTCAGGCATATTATTTCCCCAGAACTCGATTGGCTTTCGCCCTGAGCTTGGCCGCGCTGGACGCGCTCAGATGGCCGGCGTTCACCTGCTGCGTCGCCCGCGCTTTGGCATTGGCCGCGTGGGATTTATCCGGCATGGGATACTTGCGTGAGCCCGGTAGTCCGAACTCGCTAGTGGGAATTTCCTTGCGTTTTGCCGCGTTCAGTTTCGCCATCTCAACTCCATGCACTCATTCTCGGCGTCTGCTGCTTCGCCTTTTCTTTCTTAATCTCCGGCTCCCGAATGCCGACTCCCAGCGTTCTCAAAGCATCCGCCGGGTGCGAAGCATCGTCATGCAACGGCTCGCGTCTTGCTACACCTAACGCCGTCTGCGGCCCCCACTGATACCGCCGGAGATACTGCAAGCCATCGGCGCATAATGCTTGATCGAAATACAGTTGCGGAAAGATCGTCCGCACGGCGTTGATCCCATCCGCTACGCTCAATTGCCGATTCACGCGCACCTTGAAGCCTTTGGCCCGCATGATCTCTTCAATGGACTTGCCTGTGCCGAGATTCCTTGTTCCTCCGTCCCACGGCAGGTAGCAGGTTCCCAGCACATAGCCCCACGTCTGGATTTCTCGGAGGTAATAATCAATCGCCTGGTGATCGCCCTCAAAGTATCTGAGAATGCGAATCTCAAACGGCGTTCTTTGCACTGCCCAGATCGCTACCCGGTCGGCAAAGCCCAAGTCCCAGAACGTATCCACGGGTCGCATCGGATCATAAGGAACAGCACGGATTCTGCCGTCTTTCTCGGCTGTCTGCAACTCGGCTTTGTAGATCGCTCCTTCGACCGTTGATCGCGTTCCACCCTCATAGACATGGTGGTAAGTGTCCGGGTCACGTTCCCGAAGCGTATCGATCTTGTCGCGCGACTCCTGACTGAGCCATTTGTTATCGCGAAACGATGTCTTTATTGTGACCGCGCCAGCCGGTGGATTGACGATGAAATCCTGGTAAACCGCGTCGGTTTCCAAATCGGGGTTCAGCGTGAACCAAATCTCCGACCCCGACTTACGGATCGTCGGCAGCAAGATCGTAAGGCTGCGACGACTAACCACTGACGCCTCTTCCACCCAGCAAATGTCAATGGCCTCATAGCTTTTGAGGCTACTCACCGTCTGCTTGCGAAGGCCGGCGAACACAAACTCGGTGCCGTTGACGCCGCGAATCTCCGATTGAAGCACGCGGTAGAAATCATCAAGGCCAAGGTTGGCGATCTGGTCTGAGAGAAGCTGATGGACAGACTCACGGATCGAGTCCATCGTTTCGCGCGCGCACAGGATTCGGAGCGGCTTTTGTGTGCCCAGGATCAGAAGCGCACGCGCCACGCTCCAGCTTTTTGCGCCATCGCGGCCACCATACAGAACTTTGTAGGGGTGAGGCTCGAACAGAAATGAGAGTTTCGCGGGGAACTCAGCCGTTACTGCTTCCACGAATCTGACATCCTCGAATTTTGTTCCCGCCCTCAGTATCGAGCCATTGATTCGGCCTCTCGCTGAGCTGCGTCAAATCATTCAAGCCGAGTGTGGAATGCCTAGCGGAAGCCAAGAATGCAATATCAAATCGATATTTTCGGCCATCTTCGGCTGCTACTTCGATTCCGCTAATCGTTGGATAAATCATTTTGCCCCGGCTTCACGAATTTCACGGTAATCGCTGCCTCCACTGGCCCCTCGCCGTCCGGCCCGGTGTGCGCCAGCTTGTCGTGGTACAGCGCGTGATACCGCATCAGCATATCCAACGCTCCGCGCCGATCCGAGAGTTTGATTTTCTTCAGCAGCCCAATCGCGTGCTTTTGCTCGCCCGTTTCGCCGTCGAATAGCTCCGTCACCTCCAAGCCTGCAATCACGGTGCGCGCTTCCGGCGACATATCCTTGATGAGCTTCAAAGAACCGTCATCCTCAAACAGGTCTTTCACATCGAAGAAGGCCATGCGCGCGACAAAATCAAGCGTCTTCTCAACACTCAAATCGGCTTTCACGAGAGCTTTTTCGGTCTTGAGCCCCACTGCGGAAGCAATGTCAACATTGGTCAACAGTCGAGCGCCCTGAGATTTTGCCGTTTTCTCGCTGTAACCTGCTGAAATCGCGGCCCTTGTTGCGTTCAAGCCATTCGCCAGATATTCAGACACGAATCTTTGCTGTTTGGGGGTCACCTTACGCAGCTTTCCCTATGGCGTCGTCACAGAAATGAGACTCGCGCTCGATTGGTTTTCCGCATTGGGGGCAGGCTTGTTTTGTTTTCATAAAAGGCTCACGAAAAAGCGGAGCGGCCTGCGATTACGGTAAACCGCTCCAACTGCTTTGTTGCTTCTTTTGCAGCAGGCCGGGCTTGATACCGGCTCCATCTCAGGACGGAAGAACTAGGCTTGGTAGCCCAGATACTTACGGGTTAGACCGTCCCAATACAAGCCGCCAAAGATGCGAGGAGACTGCTACTCGTTGGCCCTCTGCGGTGATCCCGTTCCACTGTAGCGTGTCCTTCCACGCCGCCGCTGCAAACTTTAATTAATTGCGTACCGAACTTCTTTAATTTCGTCATTGTGAAGCTGCTCGTCTTTGGCGTGGGCAAAAGCAGCTTCGCATTCCTCGCAATACTTGGCTCTCAGAAATGGGTGCTTATCGGCGGAACGCAGGAATTGCCGCTGGCAGAATTCACAGATTTTCGGCTCGACGTTCACGCAAAACTCATTTTCCCGGTAGCGGCAAAGACGCTCGCCTGCCACGCTAATCTCAATTCTTCTTGAGTCGCTGCTTTATTCAACGCAGGCGGCTCATAAACTAAGCCAGGTATCTCAGCCAGCGGTAACGGCTCGCGATTCCTAGCTATTTCTTTCTGCGCCGCAATCTGCTCAGAAAGCGTCAGAGTCCGAATTGAGACCCCATACTCAACCCAGTCGCACAGCCCATCTCGAATCTTTCGCACCGCCTGGTTAAAACGC